TCGTGACAGAGAGAGCACCCTTTAATAAGAGTGGAAAGGCGCGAGGCTACAGGCCTGCTCATAAAGGTCATCCCATGACCATGTGGGTGGCTTCTTCCGTTAAGAACTACATCTTCGCCGCCGATCTCGCGCTCGCCCTCGCCAAAGAATACACCGGGCGTTACCGAAAGACGCATTCGTGTCAGGCTCACGCGGAATGGCTGCGGGCGAACATACCCAGTAGGTTCGAACTAAGGAAAAGTCCAAAGGCTTATTATGCTATGGAGGTACCTCCTGGCCTGACACCGATACCCGAGTGCATGCCCGATGACTACAGGGGACCCAACATAGTCGAGGCGTACCAGATGTATTACATGATGGACAAAATGCATTTTGCAAGATTCACACCAAAGACATATTTCGATACGAGATCAAAAGATGCACTCATCGCTGATATAGACAATGACACAGTGCCACGTCAATTTAAAGATAGTATTGTATAGATGAACATGTGTAGCGTATGTTTCGAAAGTTTTAATAAAAAAAATCATCTTAAAGTCAGCTGCCCATTTTGTGAGTTAGAAGCGTGTAAGACGTGTGTACAAACATATTTATTATCGAGTACACAGGAACCTCATTGCATGGGGTGTAAGCATGAGTTAAATCGTGAGTTTATAGACTCTTTCTGTACAAAAATATTCCGCAATAAGCACTTTAAGCTTCACAGAGAGAATGTACTTTTTGAACGTGAAAAAGCGAGAATGCCAGAGACTCAAATATACGTGTCACGCGAACTACGAATACGAAGCCTGCGAACATCTTCCGCGTACCTCGTGTATCTAGTCAATCGTATAAGAATCGGAAATACTTTTACAGAACCAACCATGGGGTGTATCATAGATGTACTCAAAATGCATATCAACAACATCATAGAAACCATACAAGCCACCCGACTCGGTGATGTAGAAACACCGGCGAGTGTCGCTTTCATGCAATCATGTCCATCGCCCGATTGCAGGGGATTTTTAATGGATGACTGGACATGTGGTGTTTGCATGGAATCATTCTGTGAAAAATGTCATGAAGTTAACGACGAAGGTCATGTTTGCGACCAGGACACTGTGAAAACTATAAAACTCCTGAAGCGTGACACGAAACCTTGTCCAAAATGCAACACTCCCATCTACAGGATAGAAGGATGTGCACAGATGTGGTGTACCCAATGTCACACGGCGTTCGATTGGCGCACGGGGCACATAGAGACTGGAAGAATCCACAATCCACATTATTTTGAGTTCAAGAAACGTACTCGCGAACACGGTGATATCCCATGTGGGGGTGTACCCACGTATCGCGAACTCAAAGAGGCTGGGTCGTCTAAAGAGATGCTCGACGTTTCTATAGAACTGTATCGCATAGAGAGAGAACTCATGTACAGATTTGGATATTTGTATGATGACAATTTGTATCTACGCATGAAATACATGTTGAATGAAATTACAGAGGAGGACTTTAAACGGGAACTACAGAGGCGAGATAAATACAACGCAAAGGTTGGAGACATTCGTGACATTTATAGGATGTTCTTGGATACGGTGGGTGATATCCTCAGACAGTACATGCTCAACATGTCGAATGAACACGTATACATGGGAGAGATTGATGGGCTCATACAATATACGAATATAGTCATGGCGCGTATAAGAAAGAGGTACACTTCAAGAGTCCCTCATAATATAATGTTAGATACAAATAGATGATAATTATAATTATAATATTACTACTACTAGCTTTTCTCCTAAGGCCTATTTATCACCCACCCAGGCTATACAGAAACTTCATAACCCCAGAAACGTGTGATTACATCATAGAAAAAGCTCGCAAAGATTTAAAACCTTCGACGGTAGCAAGGGAAAAGGTGATCCTCGAGAAAGTGAGAAAAAGCGAAACAGCCTGGTTGGATAATAATGATCCACGTATCAATGATGTTGTCGAAAAATGTATATCACTCACTGATAGACCCCAACGAAACTGTGAAAAACTTCAAGTTCTGAGGTACACCCCGGGTGGATTCTACAAACCCCATCAAGACGCATTTGAAAATGATCCAAATATGAGAATGCATACGTGCATCATAGGACTCAACGATGGATATCAAGGAGGTGAAACAGAGTTTCCAAATCTCGGTAAAAAATATAAACTCAACAAAGGTGACATGTTACTTTTCGATACGACGAATGATTGGGGATGGATGACTTCCAAGGCGCTTCATGGTGGTAACCCCGTCACATCTGGTGAAAAATGGATCTGTAATCTCTGGATACGTACGTACCCTTATCAAAACAAGTGATGAGCATCCATAGCATCAAGGACGTCATAAATATCAAGGTTTTTATGCATCTGTTTTTTCAAGGTGGGTCCAGCGGTTTCCTTATTCACAACGTGGAGATGAAGGCTTTGTACACTGTTTGCTGGGTAACAGTGAAAGTAAAAACCAACGTCTGTCCACCCCCTGTTCGCTGTGTAATTGATGGCGGCCAAGAGCAACCGTGACACGAACCATGCATCATTTTCAAGAACGATTGGTAGAATATTAAACCTCTTGAAACTGAGATCCCTCGTCGTGATGAAAACATGCCCGGGGCCGTAATCATCCGGACCAGCCATGGAAGCTCCGTAAAAATCGGGATCGTTCCACTTCAAATCATTCTCCGGGAGGTTGTGACACACCATGAACATGTCCGCAAAATCACCAAGAAGTGATTGATCGACCGGATTTGGCATTGCATCAGATGCGAACCGCGCAAACACGTTGAAGGGTTTGAGACCCGTCGTGAGCGTGTCATTCTCATCAATGATATTTTCATCCCTAAACTTTTCTTTTATCTTTTCGAGATGATTGTTTTGTCTCGCGTACGTGATATATTTTTTCAAAGTTTCGGTATTATTGATGGCAGGAAACTTCTTCAGAACCGCATCGGGGTCGTAGGGTGCTTGGGACGCGAGGCAAGATGCAGATGAACCCATTTTTGTTTTTTATGATACATCATTTTCACTTAGGTTTAATTTATAATACAAATTAAACCTAAGTAAAGAAAACGAACGAGTAAAGTATATACAATGAACGCCTTTACCATCTACAACTACATTACCAAGCTCGAGAAGGAGAACAACAAGCTTCGCGAAGAAATCGATGAACTCCGTCATACGATTAGAATCCTCCGCACACTCGAACCCACTGAAGACAGTGAGTCCGTTGCTTCGTGCGAAGATATGAACTCCTCGATGGACCCGGATTATACTGATACTGACTCAGATTCTGGGATCGAGGTGACTTCGGATCGTTATTTACCAGTCATAACCACAAACACAGAGTTGACTCGCCTGTTTCACAAACTCGCGAGACGGGAGGACAATGAGTTCAAGAGGAGAGCCTATACCAGAGCGGCTCAAATCATCGAGGACTTTCCCACTGAACTGACTAACAGTTCTGATGTTGCTCACATCAATGGAATTGGTAAAGGTATCAGAAGACTCATCGATGAGTACATCGCTACCGGAACCTTCGCGAATCTAAACACTTAAAAACATCTTGCGACTAATATACAATGAGTATCACTACCGAGCAAAAAGAATTCATCAAGAAGGTGGGTCCTGGTGTTCGTGTATATATGACGACGAGTTTCATGGCGGATGAAATATGGACAAACCCACAGACGGAAATAGAAGAGGAAATCGAAAATAATTTACTGGTTCATGAAAAAAGCGCGATTGGGGTAGAGCGCGCGTGGTTTTCTGAAAAAAAGTTTTGTGACTGGATCGATACTGCGACTGATGAAAATATAAAAAAACTTTTGTATTATTTTGATAAACGTGATATGCCCTTGTGTGATGTGTATGTTGAATCTTGTTTGTATCCCAGTGACTTGTCTGAAACAGAAACAAAATGGGGGGAAATTTTGATGAATGGGGATATGGTGACATTTGAGGAATTTTTGCGTTGATCCTAACGGGGATCGAACCCGTGACATCGGCGTTGCTTTTGATGGTTTCCCATCTTTTATATACAAATGTATAAGCACCGCGCTCTAACCAACTGAGCTATAGGATCCTTCTTATAGTTGGCGCATATTCTTTAAATAGATTAAAGGCTTAGTGAGTAAGATTATAAATGATTCATGAATGTGTGAAAGAAATATACAGTACACTGGGTCCCGGTTTTAGTGAGAGGGTGTATCACAACGCCATGGAGGTGATGCTTCGTGAGAATGGTGTATCCTACGAGACTGAGCGTATCATACCTATTGTATTCAAGGGACATACCATAGGTAATTTACGCGCAGATATCATCATCGAAAAGACTACCGTGGTGGAACTCAAATCTGTCAAGACCATCAACGATGCGATGGTGTCTCAAGCTCGCAATTACCTTAAACTTCTTGATCTCCACGAGGCTTATCTCGTGAACTTTCCTCCGCATCCGAACGCTGAACCCGAGGTGATACGCGTATCGCGAGAGCCAGAAACGGTAGTACCCTAGACCTTCAAATCGTTGGAATAAACTCCCAGCGTAAGTCGCGACAAATCTTTTTCCATATGAGATCTTGATGATGTAATTTTTCTTTTGACTTTAGAAGTGGAAAATATTGGAGATATGAATCTTCGCTCAAGAGTTCACAAAACTTGTATAGTACGTAAGAGTAGCTCAAAAAGTTTTTACGTTCCGCGGGGCAATTATTGTCGAATGGTTTTTGAATATCCTTAAACATGAGTCGTAAACGTTCCTCCAACTCTGGTGGCATTTTAGGTGGTTTGACACCACTCAATATATTTGTGATGTACGGCACGTGTTCATAGTATTTATTCAGTTTCAGCTTTTTTAAAAGTCCTCTAACCTTCGCGTGAGTAATCTCAGTGAGTGACTTTATTTTTATCTTTTTGAACTCGTTCCGTAATTGTTCTATGACATCCGGGGGTATTTTGGTCATCTCTTGTGCCTGAAACTGCGAGAGCCA